GGTTCAACCATTCAGTGGCCATGACAGTTAACAAACCGCCAATAGCCATCCACAGTTTCCGTGACTTCAATTTTTCCTTCATTCTTTAGTAAGTTTAATGATTTTAAGGCAACTCCAGATACAGGTGAGTATCAGGAGCAGTATCTTCAGGATAAGCTCAATGTCAGTCAGGGACACGGCAGCGAGAACGCCGCCGTTAACCCCGAACATTTTTAGCCATTCGCTTATATCAGTCATTTGCATCCACCCATTCCATCCTGTTTAATAAAAGTTTCCTTACTTTACCTTCACCGGATTGTCCGGCGGGAAATCGGCTACCTTCGCTTCCTGCCAGCTAAATGGTTTCGGAGAAGGGCGCAGCTTTGCAGCTTCAATCTGCCGATCAAGCGTGTCCCTGAACCCGTCTGACTCTGCAACTGCATCCGCAATTTCAATCGCCCATTCCTGTGTAAGGTCTGCGAACGGAATGAACCCAGAAGGATCAGGCGCGGCTAACGTGTGCATAGTGTCAATGTATGCACTGTTCCCGTTCCCGTCCGAGGCAGTCATGCCGCAAACCAGTTTTACAACCACATTATCTAGGTTGTCCTCGTCTTTGACCAACGGTTCAAGCCGTGACCAGTTATATGTATTTGCCATAAGATTATGATACAGAGTTGATAACGTCTGCGGTTACTGCCGCATCCGTAGTTCCCCATGATGTTAGTTTGACTATAAAATATCCCGATGATGGAACGTAAGAGTTTAAGTCCTCCCCGAAGTAAATCCAACTGGGAGCAGCTACGGAGTTCATAAGCGGGGAATTAGTTGTAACGTCTACCAACAACGTCACTGTGCGCCCAGCGGCTCGGTTGCTACTTGTGAATGTTAAGTCCGTCAGGTCGGCATCCCCGATAACCTTTTGCAAATTAGCACCATTAAAGTCCACTGCGTAGCTCGCCGCTCCCCCACTTGAGGATGTGGTGGTAGTAGTTACTCCACCGTAAGCCTGTCCACCGGAGGTGATCCGCATCCGTTCTGCTGAACCAGCATAGATATAAAGATCATTGCCCTCTGCTCCCACCCTTACCGCACTTGCTGTTGTGGAATCATCCGCTATTACTATATCAGCTTTAGCGTCCGTAGATTCAAATGTGGCGACCTGATTACTGCTGGTTATAACGTGTAACGGTGTACTTGCCACTCCACCGATGCCGACGTTGCCATCAGCCCCTAATTTAAGTTGGGTGGCGTTGCCCGTGGTGGTGATGCTTCCGCCACCAGAGCCATTAAAGTTAATGTTAGTCCAACCCGAACTGTCTAGGCCAATTGTGGCACGTTCAGTGTTGCTTGAATTGCGTATCTTAATTACGTCTTCACTGGTGTTTGCTCCCGCCTTGATTGAAAGTCGCTCTGCTGGTGAATCTTGTCCGATGCCCAACCTGAAATTCGTCGCATCCCAGAAAAGTTTATCGTTGTCCTGCGCCAAGTTCCCTGACGAATCAACGAACAGGATTGACCCGCTTGTGCCGCTGCCAATAGAGCCTCCAATGGACACTGTGGCACTTACTGTCTGCCATGAACAGGTTCCGTCACCGTCTGCTCGGAGGTACTTGGTAATCGCCTCCGGCCCCGTGGACTTTAGCTCTGTGCCTTCAAGATCAATGTAAGTCCCGTCAACCGCAGTTCCCTGCCAGACACCAGTGCCAACCGTTCCCACCGTGGTAAGGTTCGCGCAAGTCGTAATCGCAGCTTGGGTAGCACCTGTCACTGTGGCCGCTGTGCCGCTCACGTTACCAGTGACATCTCCAGTGACATCAGCCACCACGGGATTGTCCAGATTCAGGGTTACAGTTCCCGATGCCCCACCACCGTTTAAATTCGTTCCGGCTGTGACTCCAGTGATGTCGCCCGTAGTAGGTGCTGCCCATGAAGGCACACCAGACGCAAGAGTCAGCACCTCTGTATCAGAGCCTTTTGCAAGTTTTGCTAATGTGGTTGTAGTGTCGGCATAAAGAATGTCGCCCGCTGTAAACCCTGTTAAGGTTGTTCCGCCCTTCGCAACAGGTATTACATTATTATAGGTTGTTGCGTTCCCGCTTGAAGTTACGTCGCCCGTTAAATTCGCATTGGTGGTGACTGTAGCCGCATTGCCCGTGCAACTACCTGATGATCCGCTCACATCTCCAGTGACATCCCCTGTTACATCTCCTGTTACGTTGCCAGTTACATTCCCAGTGACATTGCCAGTGACATCTCCAGTCAACGCTCCCGCAAAAGCCGTGGAAGTAACACTGGACAACCCCGTGATTGTCGTATCCAGATTAAGTGTAACGTCACCGCTGGCTCCTCCCCCATTTAAATTCGTTCCAGCGACTACGCTCGTAATATCGCCTGTCTCCGGTGTGTACCATTCCAAGGTTCCCGAACCATCAGAAGTTCTCAACGCCTGACCACTGCCACCAACAGCAGCAGGAACCGTGAGCGTGTAAGTCGTAACAGTTGCCGGGGTTCCAATCCCAAAGTACTCGCCGCCAGCATCATCTTCCAGTCGCAAGTCACCCGCCATAGTGGTGATGCCCGAAACAGTCAACGTGCCAGTTGACTTGACCTCTCCCGTGCTTAACTCAAGGGCGAAAGTGTTCCCCGCATTGCCATCAGTCAACGCAACCAATGTCGCCCCGTTGCCGCCGCCTGACGGCATGGCAAGGAGTTGGTCATACGAACTCGCAATAGTACTTCCCGTTAAATCAGCCATCTAAAACCCCCATGCTCTTTTAATCTGTTTGGTGGAGAAAGTTGATTGGCGCAGGAACCTGGAACCCTCCTCACATTCCAATTTATGGTATCCGGCCTTTACCTGATCTTCTTGAGATGGAATGCCTACAGCCTTTCCGGGCATGGCAAAGCCAGACGGCCCATCGGTCTTTGTGTAGACAACTCCATCCACATCTATTGTGGAGGTTCCCTTCGGAACCAGACATTCAATGATGTTTCCCTTGTTGTCCGAGAAATCAAAGAGAGGCATTAATAGCCCTCCTCCTTGTCTGCCGCCATGGCAGCTTCCATAAGCTCGGCTCCCTCAATATCTTCATCCGGCGCGGCCTCTTCCTCATGGGCAGCGTATTCAATGGGAACTCCTCCTGCGCTTTTCAGGTCAATGGTGGCTACACCCCCGTCAACTCCAGTTACCTCACCGGCAACTTCATTAAGCACAACAGTATCGCCCACTTCAGGAGCCACTTCTTCGCCCTCGCCGTTTTCATCAACAAGAGAATCTATTGGTAAATTAATCATTTCTCGTCCCTCCTTTTGGGATTTCTTTGAAGGTTTAACACTAGAGCCTGTGGGCGGGGGTTTCCCCCCACCCACGGCAATAATAATGGTCATGCCTTTTTTCTTATGCATGACTTGTTTGGTTAGGCAGTTGAGGCCGTCTTGCTACGCATTACCACGTAGTAATTCGGATTCAAGCGCAACGTTGTCCAATATGTTTTAAATGAACAGGTCGTTTTTTGGTTTAGCGGATCACTCTTGTCAGCCGTGTCAACAATCTCAACCTTGGGGCTGAACGGAGACTGACTTGATAAGTCAGGACAACCGTAAGCCTCGTCGCCGAGGAATATTGTCGCATGGACATCGTTAGTGCCAGCAGTGCCGCCTCCACCCGATGCATCATAGATGACTCGGTCAGCGTCAGTGCCATTGGCATCACCAGAGATGAACGGATTTGTGGTCTGGATAAAGGAAGCCCCATAGAGATTTCCCACGAACCCCTTATATAAATCCTGCACATTACTATATTGTGCAGCATTCACCCAGGTAGTGTCCGTCATCACATCGCTAATCACCTGTGGGCTTGCCGCTGCAACATACATTCCGCCCTTGGCGGGTTGTGCGCGGTTAACCTTCAGTTGAGTAACAGCATTCAGAACAGCAGCCGCGTCAAGCAGGGTTCCTGCTCCTGTGGATGCCTCAAATGCGGTGTATTGAGTGGCCGCAGTTGTCTCTTTTGTGCCGTCAGCATATAGCTCAACCAGCGTGTCTCCATTGTCAAGACTGGCTGACATATCAGCGGCATAGCCGCCTTCCATGGCCGTGCCTCCAACATTAGACCCCACAACTGTGTTGCGGGTGATGGTGTCCATATCCAACGCAGCGTCCTGCCCATTGGTCTTGATACTCTGCTGCAAGCTGTTGAATAAATCAGTGGCCGTCAGGATGTCGGTCAACTCAATGACCTGACCCCGTTGAGTCAATGATTTCTCAATCTTCGCGAGAGAGAGTGTGCGAGTTCCGCTGGGTGCAGTGCCTTCGGTCAATGCCTCAATGGCAGAGGTTGAAGGTGCGCCATAACGGAACATGGTAATCGCCTTGTGACCCGCCCTCGCAGGGAGAGGGGCTTTCTTGGCGAACTGATCCAGTATCAGTGCTTGAACAGCGTAGGACAGTAATTTCTTACTGAAATAATTTTGATACTGGTTGGATAGTACAGTTGTGGTATTCGTAGCCATAACTTTTTATTTCTCCCCGTCAGCGTAAACGTGTCACATTGTGAAGAAGCAGTTAAAGCGAATCGTCATGGGCCATGGCGGCTTGGCGCAGGAATTTCTCCTGCTCCCCGTCATTCATGTCATCAAAACTTTTCGCACCATTTAACTTCTCCCCGGTGAACCCGCCTTGTACTGACGTTTTCTTTTCCAGTTTGTTGTATTTTTCCTGTAGTTCAAGGAGCTTGGTAGCAGACTCTTCCGTGTTGCCCGACTCCATTTCAAGTCTCGCCATCTTCACTGCCATTTCCAGTCCATCAGGACTAGCCGTCAGTGACGGGTTACTCTGGAGCATCGCTTGTGCCTTTTGGGTGAGAGGATTGCTCATGTCATTGAGTTCTGGGTTGCGCGTCATTAATTCCTGACGCTTCGCTTCCCACGCTTGATTAAACTGGGCTTGAGAGGCACTCGCCTTGGCATGATCCTCGGTCGCTCCAAGCTCCTTGGCTTTGGCGCGAGCGGATTCTGCCAGATTGGTGTCGCCTTCATCCTCAAACCCTTTAGCGGCTTCCTCGTAATCCTTGGCTGTATGCCCGTGTTCATCACGGTATCCCTGCTGGGCAATTAGTTGCTGGCGTTGGGTTTCCAACTCCTGCGCCTGTTGCTTCAACATGGCCGCGTCCTGCTTGTTCTGTTCCTTGGCCTCGTTTACACCAGCCCAAGTTTTGTTCAAGCGAGCCTGATTCTTGGCATACTTGCTCTGCTTCTTGTCGGCAACCTTTTCGGGCTGCTCCTCTTTCAATGAACTACTAATTTCAGCGTCTTGATCTGGAGGTTTAGCTTCCTCTTCCCCGTCCTCCTGTGGTAGCTCCGTTGGCGGAGTTTCCTCCACTTCCGGCTCTTCATTTATCACCTGTACTTCAGGTGTTTCCCCCGCTTCCACAGCAGCATCATACTCCTGTGCAGCGGCCAACAGTTGGTCGGCCATTTGGTCGCCATTTTCCTCTGACATCAAACGCTCCTTTTGTTGAATGCTATCCTCGTCCTGCCCACGCATTCAGGGGGCAGACCGTGCTATGGGGTCTTAACTCAACAGACGCTCGACCCCGGTTTCGTCCGTTGTAAATTCTTCCATGGGTTCAATTTCCTTCGCCAGCGTTTCCAGCGTATGAACCGTGGTTCTCATACCGTTTGCATACCCCGCCTCTATTTGCAAGTTCTTTGTGTCACATTGTGAGACTACGTGCGCGTTTTGTCGCAGAACCATGTTCAACAAAATTGCCCTCAACCTCTTTCCTGTCCGGCTGGCAAGAAACTGGCGTAGTGCGGTGGAATCATCCACACGCCATTCCGGGTCTTCCACCCAAGGCAGATTACTAGATAGACGCCAAGCAATCCGAATAAATTTCAAAAATCTACTCAATTAATAATCCCCCTGCGCTTCCATGTAGCACCCAAAGTGTTCTCCATTAGCAAGCTGCAATTCCTCTTGCTCTCTGTCGGAACACCGCAAGGACGCTCCGCACCGATCACACTCAAACTCAACATTCTCGTCAGGCATATATGAATGGCTCATAATTAGTAATCCCCCTGCTGCACCACTGCCTCGGTTTCCTCAATGGCTTGAGCTTCGGGTTGTGG